CACCTTCGTCTCCGATTTCGTCCCCGATTTCGTCGTTAATGATTTCATCAGCATCTTCATCCTTCTCTTCAACCCATGCGTCTTCGAGTTGTTCTCTCATAGATTTACTTGTCATGTCGCGCTCCGGTTAGCTGTGTCGGTTAACGGCGTCAATGACGTCCCGTTTCCGTTGCTCGTTATATTTCTTATTAGTGCCTAGAATCTTCTGCTCACGTTCGCGCTTGGCATCCGTATTGCAAAATTCTTTATTGCCCCACTCGGAGGCCTGGATAACTCCGTTACGGCGGTTATGCTCTCTTAGAGTTCTACGAGAACCAATTACCGTTCCATCCACTGAGGAGACGAAAGGCTGTATGTCTCCCTGGATACTCGCAGTCTTCCGGCTACTCACTTGATGGTTCGTACCTACCTCAACCATCTTATGAGTCACTGGGTCTTGAATCCACTTTCTTCGCACGTTGCATCTCCATGTCTCTTATGTGGTCTTTGTGGTCTAACCTATCCTTCATCTGAAGCTCAGCGATGTTGAAGGCTGCCTGAGCTTCCTCCTGGCGAATGTTGGCGTCTGACTCAACAGAGATTTCCTGCATCTTGGCCTGTAGCTGCCCCATGATCTCACGCATGTCTGCTTGATGGTTTGAAGCCGCCAGCTCCATAGCGAACTTATGCTTTTGAGCATCTTGCTGCATAGACAGCTTGACCTTCTCCATATCCATCTTGGCCTTCTCCATCGCTGGGTCTGGCTTGTCCCCAGGAGGAGGGGCTTTGCTCGCGCTGTCCAGTGCCTTGTCGATGACGCCTTCTATTTCCTGGCTTCCCTTGAATCCTGCGAGTCCCCACTTAAGAAGCTCCATGAGCACAGGGGCGGCGTCGGGCAGCCGCTCCAGCATAGGGGCAGAGGACTGAAGATATGTTGCTACGGCTGTGAGGTACTCAGTACGCTCAGCCTGTAGCGACTGGTAGTCTACCATAGCGATAGACTCAGGCCTCACTATAATCTTCCATTGCAGCATATCAGGCTCTTTTATGAGCTGTATGGCTTGCTGGATTATCTGAGGGTCTTCCTGGGTCTTATCTATGTTGGACTGCTTGACTATAGTCTGGGGGTCAAAGTGAAGCGAGATAATTTCGGCCTTCATCTTCATTAGGTTCGTGGCAAACTCTGCAAACTCCTCCTGGAGTACTTGCATACGTGCAGAACCGAATTTAGTCTTCAATTGGTCGCTAGAGGCGGACGTGTACTGTTCACTCTGCCCCCGCATAATATCACTCATGCCGGTTACTTGGTAGAGGAGTTTTATTGTCTCCTCACGGATGCCACGGAGGGTGTCCACCGTATTCACCAAGTCTGTAATTGGCATCCACTCAATTTGACCCTTCAGCCCGCCCTTCTCGGCGAACATGGCCCAATTATCTACTGGAATAAGCTCGTTTTCGACTGCCTCAGTGAATATACGCTGAATTCCGTCTGCAGACTTGTCGTAGACGCCTACAGCACGGATAGCGCTCGTAATAAGCTCAATACGCGTAGATAGGGCGTCAATTTCATCGTACAGATCTTGCGCTAGAAGGAAATCAGCCTTGGGGACGAACAGCGTGGTCGTGGTATTCGCCGCCAAGAAAGGCGGGCATGGCCAGAAGCTCGAAAGTCCCAGGGGATCGTCCATGGACTCGAGAATCTTACTCATTCCGGCCGTATACCAGTATACCTTCCTGTCTTCCTTATTCCAGATTTCCCATATCTCTGCCTGAGGCTCTGGATTCGTGTAATCTGTATCGTTAGCGTCACCGTTCTTGGTGTCGTTGGGCTTAACGTTCTTGAAGCTGATCTTCTTGGCTACCTTTTCACCGAATCGCTCTTCAACGGCTTGGTAGTTCATGTAGGAGCGAAAGCTAATCCAGCGGAGTTCCGACCATGTGCGTGAATACGACCACTTTAGGTCTTTCCAGTTGATGTAGGTGGTCGGGCAATTTTCGTTGAGGATGATTTCCTCTTCGTAGGCCGGGGCCAGCTCCACCAGTTCCCCCATAGCATCAGGCATGGAGAGGGCTTCATGGGCTACCTTCTCACTTTCGAAGGAATATCGTGCTCTGCCGGCTCCCAGTCCTGGAATTAGCCTGTCCTGCAGGGCATCCTTAAGTAGAGTCCGGTAATCGTCTCCAGGGTCTGCCACACAGTTGTTCAGCATACGCTCAAGGATCATACTGGCGACCCGCGCAATATCATCGTTAGGGTCTGCGTATCTGCGGGAAACGTCTACTCTAGGAATCTGCCCGTACATCAGCCCCTGGACAGTCTGTATGTTGGCGTGAAAGAGGTTTAGGCGAGTGCCTCCCCCAAAATCAGTATCTTCCCCGTCGTCCCTTCTATCATCGAGAAACCGCTCTACTATACGGTGTCCTCGTTTGTGGAATTTACGGAGCATCTTGTCTGATGCTGCGAACTCCCCAATCCAATACTGCTGCCACTCCTTGTCATCCTCGGGCGGCTTCTGGTAGTCACCTACAGAACCTGTCGCGGCAGGACCATCGTGGACGTGCGTATTGGGTTCGTTCAATTTATCTTACCTCGTCGGCGCCCAGAGGCGTTCAGCTTTCTGTCATGCTCCTTAAAGAGCATATTCAGTGTAATCTTCGGCGCCTGATTCATTGCTATGAGAGGGTCCGGAGCTTTCTTGTCCGAAAGTATAGCAGTTCTGGCGGCTAATGCAAATTGTCTAAACGCGTCGCTCGGGTGGGAACTCCAGTCATGTACCGGGGAGTCTGAGAATGTTTTCTTCACCTCGTCCCAGTTTCGTCTGTACGCCCTCAACCCGTCAACTCCAGCGGCAGTTGTCTCTTTGTTGAAGTAGCATGACCTCAGCACCAGCCGGACCGCGTCTATACCGTCCTGAACTGCCAACTTCGGTGCGACCCGCATGGGGTATCCCCGGGCAAGGAACTGCTCGACCGTTGAACGCCCTGTCTGCAAGCTCTTTGCCTTGGCATCATGTGGTAGCCATATCTCTTCGTACTCATAAGGCTTGGAGTCTAGAAGGGTGAAGTAATATTCCAGGGGCTGAGAGTGAGCTTCTTCGTAGTCTATGATTCCCCACCCATCGGGTTTCTTCTGTACGAACCAATAGGCGCTGGAGTCTGTGTATCCGATATCTGAGTATACGAATACGGGCTGGTCAGGGTCGTACGGCACCTCGGCGTTCACTTGATCGGAGAGCTGGTTCAGCAAGCCCATATAGTAAGTCCCCTTGACCGCCGCCTCGAATGAGCACTCCAGCTCCTGCTCATACTGCTCGTCGTCCATTTGGGCCTTCATCTCCCCCAGCTCCTCCGGGGGAAGAAGGTCGGACTCGGAAGCTTTGAGCACCATGTGGAACCAATTCTCTTCAGCCTCGGCTCTCTTCGCCATTTCGTAGAAGTGATTCTTGCCCTTCGGGGTACCTATGAATACCGCCCACCCCCGTCGGTCAGCCAGTGTGGGGAGGATGACCTCGGCCCATAGGCTCGGGCGGCAATCCCCAAACTCGTCAATGATGACCCCATCAAAATAGACTCCCCGCAGGGCATCTGGGTTGTCCGCCCCGTACAGGCATATCCGCGCCCCGTTAAATAGCTCAATTGTAAGGGAGGACTCGTAAATCTTTACAGCCGTGTCCTTCGCGGCCTCCTTCAAGTAAACCCAGGCGACTTCCTTCGCTTGCCTGTAGAACGGGGCGATATACCCGTATCGGGCGTTCTTCTTGGTGGTGTAGACTGCTCGGGTGTGCAGGTCGTGGACACAAGCTACTGTCTTCCCCGCACGTCGGTGGCAGACCAGACATGACCATCTCTGGTTACGTTCGTGGAATCCTACGAACTGTTCTCTCGGTTCGTAGTCCAGTTGGATCTCAGTCACTCAGAGACTCCCTATCTCCGACTCGACACTGAACCTTCTCTGTTTCTGTTTCTGTTTTTGCCCTTTCGTACTTACAGTCTCTCTCCATGCCACGGAACATACAGCCTGAGCTAATCATCAAGAGCACTACGAGGCAAGACATGCCGAATAACCATTTCATCCTTATCACCTATTTGAGCAGTTGCTTGGCTCGGTAAGAGCTTGGCATATAGTCTGTAAAACTCGGTCGGGTGCTCGTCAGCCCATAGAGCCATACGGGGAACACCTCCGATTTGTTCGAAGCTCTCTAAGAAGGTCGCAACCACCTCGGCCCTATTGAGCTGTCGGGGGATCCGTACGGCTTTTTCACCCTTGGAGAGTGACTCCATCCGGTCGTCGTAGTCTTCTGCCCTTATCAATTCTTGTTTAGCCATACGCAAGCGTAGCATCTGAGTAGGTGATTTCGCAAGCCTGGAAAGGCTTGGAACACTTGGAGGTTTAGTTCATAACCTCATACAAACACAGAAATGTGTGAATGGGTTGATAAGAGTAATTGTAACGTTAATTTAAAAGTCGTCCGGGGTACTTGTTTATGCTGCATTGCGCCAAGCCTGTTGCAGCGCGGCAAACTATTATGTTAAGTCGTGCTGCGCTGCACCAATGCTGCGTTGCACCAGGTATTATGTTGCA